CAGGATTCTTGTACTTTGCATCAAAATCTTCCAACTCTCTAGTTGATATCATCTCGTTGAGATGCTTTCGCCATTCTGTCATAAGTTTTTTCATCTTATTTCACACGCTCCGCCAGCACATGCCAGTTCTCCCTTGAGATCTGTGTTATCTTCTGCCTCGTTAATCGCGGTCAAGTCAACTAGCTGCAAGGAATCCATCATTTTTTCATAAGTTTCCTTATCACAGTCCTCAAACGGGGCCTGGATATATGAACCGCCGTCATATGGAAGCACAGATAATCCGTTGTAACACGCTCTATTTTCCCACATCCAGTTCCCTACTTCTACCCACTCTTCTTCTTTAAGTGAGATCGTCGCTGAAATATTATGAGTGTTCTGGCCTCGGGCATGACCGGGCTTAACCCATCTCTTGTAAAAGTCCTTCACCCTCTCTAGCAACGCAAATGCCGATTCGTGACGCAGAATGGATCCCACTGGTGCCTTCTGCGGTACCGAAATGACTGCTGTATCATGTGGGCGGAAATATTCATCTTCTACTAACTCAGGATGATTCTGTGCAAGATGGGAATAGATGGGCTCGTTCTTGCCTACTCTTATTCGACGGATATAATAATCGTTGTGCCACGCGTGAATACCAGAACTACAACCTAGAGCCAGAGACGTGGTGCCGGCCGGCTTAATAGTTGTAACCCTCGCCGCAGGATTAATGCCGATCCTCTCTGCTGTCTCCTTGTTAACCCTCTTAGCTGTCTGGACACCTTCCTTGAGGTCAATGTGATCCAGCCTGCGAGAAGCGATACCAGTAAGGCTGACTCCTATCAGCGCCTCCTTCTCAGTGACACGTTGCCATACTGGGCGCAAGTAATGAAAGTTGGTGTATCCGGCTTGCAATGTGCCAATGAAGGCTGCCGCACCAACGCGGTTATTGAAATCCTCTTGGTCTTCTACGTCAGAAGCGTTCACCTCACACAAGTTGCAAAACTGAAAAGCACGTAAGGCGATCTCACAACAAGGGTTGGTGCCGTAATCCTTATCATTGGAAAAGTAAATGCCTGGCTCTCCACTATTACTTAATCTAATCTTTTCCCACAGCCCATCAAAAAACTCCCTGTCTATCTTATGGCGCAGGAGAACGGCACTGTTATTGGAGCGGCCGCGTTGTGGATTGCGCTCGAACCAGTTGCCATACTTGCACGAGATCATCTCATCATCATCTGCGGAAAACAAGGAGATCAAGGCAGCACGTCGAATGCCACCTGCTAAAACTGCATCAGCAATATGACACACGATGTCGTGTACTTCAATAGGCCGCAATTGATCTCCGTCTTCCTTCTCGTTTAAGATACTCTTGATCTGGCGCAAGCAAATCTTCAAAGGCTCTGGGCCTGGCGCTTTGCCGCCACTGGTTACTAACTGTGATCCCTTAACACGAATGTCACTAAAATCAAAATTTATATTTGATGTCCCAAAGAAGTAAGACTTCATCAATATCTTAACCGCATCGGCCCAACCCTCGATACTATCCCCGATCAAATAGCGACGGGTGCGGGTCATATTCGGCTTCCTGATTTCTGGGAGAGCCTCGATGTGATGTCTCTGAACGCTATAGCCTACGCCCGTGCCACCCAGCAGCAAAAAGAGGATTTCGCTAAAGGCGCGCCAGTCATCGACAGGAAGGAAAGCACAGTTATAAATGCGGTTCGGAGAAATCTCAATGGGGCGGCCGCTAAATTGCAGAGAACGCATTGACGGGAGAATTTTCTTTTCATACACAAATCGATATGCTTCGTCGATCTCCTCGCGCAGATCAGGATAGTTGTTCATGTGCATCTCTTTGTTCCTCGTCACTAACTCTTCCCATGTCTCGCGGCGCTGACGTTCTTCTCGGAACCTTGCGTACTTCATATGTACTGTCACATCACTTAAAATCCTGCTTGATAATTCCATAATTTATTCACTCCTTTCTTTTTTTTGTTTTTCTGCATCACGAAACTTTTTATATTGATTCTGAATGCCACTCATCCTTTCATCATCCGGCCCGATGTGGATCGGAGGAAGAACCTTTATATCGACATTCGCAGCATCCATAAATATTGGATAGACTGCGCCATCGATACCATTACGATTTTTGGCTATAAATATTCTTCCGGTATTGTTCATCTTGTCTGTAACCGTCCTCGAAACTGAAAAAATAAAATCTGCAACAAAGCACTTGGAGTATGCTTCACTTATAGATTCCATGGTAATAACTTCTGCGTTAATTCCACTCCTATTTGTTTGCGATGCAGTCCAGACTGGGCACTCGTACTCTTGAGCAATTGCCCTCAACTCTTCATAAATAGTTTCCAGATCATTCCTTTTCTCTTTTGAAAAGGAAATAGGTTTCAAAATATCTCCGTAATCAACAATCACCATGTCTATATCAATATCTCGCTGTCTTAATTTATCTAGATGGTTGCGTAAAGTCTGTGTTGTGGCACTTTTTGTAGGATATTCTTTTATCAGCAGTTTGCCAGGTATCGTGCGGATCTCTTTTAACACTTCCTCTTTTCTCTGGAACAATTCATTGAGACGGATGCCGGTAATACAACTATCATAACGATTTCCAACACTAACATCCTGTAACTCTAAAGTATAGTGTACAACATTTTTCCCTGCAAGAATCGCCTTTGCACCAAGATGTGCTAGGACCATACTTTTGCCGACTCCTGTGGGTGCAATCACAACACCCAACTCTGAAGTTCCAAGACCGCCGCGCAATATCTTATCTATTTCGTTCCAGCCGGTACTAATAGGATTCCGCGAAGCTAGTTGATATCGTTTCTCAAAATCTTCGATAAAGTCATAGCCAAAGTCAGTACTGAGCCCTAGCTTCAGTGCATCATTGATAATTTTACTTATCTCATCAAATGATGAATTCTGCATCAGCCCAACACTCTGCAACATTGCTTCTTGAAGCTTTTGTTTTCTACAAAAGTCTAAAGAGTTTAATTTAACATACTCTTCGTCCACGTCGCCGGCGTTTCCGGATACCATCCGAACGTAAAAGTCTCTTACTTGCTTTTTAACTGCCGGGCTGGCTGAACTAGACTCATTTTTTAGAATACTCTCAAAAGTATCGCGATTGGGATGAGTAGTGTATTCTTTCCTATAAGAATAAACTTTTGTCACAAAATCCTGAAGATATCTCAACTCGAAAAAATTCATATCTAAAACTTCTCCAATTTGAGAAGCAAATTTGGAGTCTTCCAGAATTAATTTTGCTAATGACTCTTGGAACGATTTCCCAAACGAACCAAATGTCTTCTTTTCTTCTTCGATCATATTTTTACCCGTCTTTCGTTTATGACCAGATTATATAATAATTTCCTGAATTTGTCAAGATATTTCTTTATGTTCTCTGACGATTTTTTTAAACACACTGTAGACCTCATCTAGATTCACTTGAGGGAAGCCGTCAGCAAAAAGCATCTTGATCACCTCAGTCTCCCTGAACTGTGGCTCGTAATCATCGATTGTTGCCGCGATCACTTTGCTCGTCTGTACTGATATAGATGGACTGTAGAGCTGCATGACTTTATAGTTTAGCTTAATCAGATCCATGTTCTCGCAAACAAGATGATAAAATTTAATCTTGCTCCCCTCTTCAATCTTCTGTGTACAGTGTTCCTCCAATTCATTCAATAAGAACGTTTCGCCTTCCTTCAGAAAGGGTAGCCTCTTCGCAATGGTGCCGAGCCCTACTCCTGGAACACCTGGTAGGTTATCTGATTTATCTCCCGCTATAGCACGTGCTAACGCGAAGTTGGTCGGATGGACAAGATACTTCTCAGCGATCACCTTTTCATTCAAAATTTCATCCTGAATTGGGCGGTAAAGTACAGTATTTTCATTGCAGCATTGGATAAAATCTTTATCGCTTGATACAATCACTTTTTGCCAATCGGCGTGTGCCGGTAATCTACACATTTCGGCGATCACGTCATCCGCTTCGACTTCAGGAAACACAAATTGAATCACCGGAGTTTCATTCAAATACTCAACTACGCGAAGTTGTTGCCACATAGCATTTTCTGCCTCTTCGTTGCCATCTAGATTTCTAATATTCCTATTCAGTCTGACCGGTTTTCTTCCTTCCTTATATGTCTTCACCATAGACTTTCTTTTACGGCTTCCGCCGGCCCCGTCCCACACCACGACAATGCGGCTTGGACGGATTGTCCTGCTAAGTTTCTGAAGTCCTCGCAAGAACCCGATAAGGCCGCCAACAGGCTGCCCGTTGGTAGAGATAGATGGATTAACAATATAATGTCTTATAAAGGCATTATTGCCGTCGATTATCATCAGTCTTTTCATTGCGCTGACCTTCCTTTAATTCTTCAACCGTCTTTTTCAAACTGTCTCTCTCCCTTCGAAGCCTCTCGGTCTTCTTGTGCGCCTTGCCTAACTCTATCACCATCAACTCGTGAGCTTCTATAGATAAGGCTATTGTCTCGCGGAGTGAGTTCATCTTCTCTTCATTGTTCATGTTCATCCCTTTTCTTGCCCTCCTAGGCGCGATAGGCGCTTCGCAGAAGCAAGTTAGTGCCTTTTGGCATGTGCCTCTAGTGCGTATTAAAAATGCCCCTTAGAGGGGCACTGGTTTGGCTGTAGGAGCGTGAGCTATAGGAGCTAATTTCATCTATTCTTCCTCTTCCTCATAAAACCTATCCGCCTCTACCAATCTCTTATCAAATTTTAAGACAACTTCTTCATCCAGCAGTTGCATGACTCGCGCACGGAATTTCTCGCCTTGCATTAATTCTTTCCACTTGGGCGCCTGGAACTTCTCTTTGTTGCCGTCCACATGAGTGAGGGTCCACCATGCACCTGCGCTATTGAGGTGTTCGGAACTCTTAATTGCTTCAAAAAGGCTTTCATCGTCGCGGATACCGATATCTTCGCCCCAAAGAATCTTAAAATTACATATGCGACCAGTTGTGCCAAATCTAGATTTTTCTAGGCGAGCCTTGACTTCATTACCAACCCGATATCCTTTACTGTCCACGATGTAGCTGCTAGCACCTTTTCTGCCTGTCAGCCAGATGCGTAAACTATAAGCATACGCCATCGACTTTCCGCCGGGACAAACATACTTTTCACTGTCCGTGGCATACTTCGGGTTCTGCACCGCAATGTTGGTTTTTAACTGATTAAGAACCAGTAACGTGGATTGAGCATTTGCTAACGATACAACCAACTTGGACATACCCTTGGCAAGCACGCGCGCCTTGACCGCTACTGACTCATTGGGATTAAATGTTCCTTCCACATCACTAATCGCTGGTGTTAGGGCGAGAGAATCCCAAATAAACAACATCTTATTGTCGTTTGTCTTTAAAAGTTCTTCGATGGTTTCTAACACGAACTCAACAGACACAGCCTGTAGATACAGAAGCTGCCGGAGATCAACTCCGCTGTGTTCTAGAAATCCAGGATCAATCGCTGACTCGGAATCAAAATAAATTACATCAATGCCCATCTTCTGAGCATTGGCAGCAACCTGTGCGGCCATGTAACTTTTACCGCTAGCTTCCATGCCAGCGATCTCGCTTAACTTACCTACTGGAATTCCGGCCATACGGCCGCGGCAAACAATACCATTCAACCATGTAGAGCCGGTAGGAATCCAATCCTTAACTTCCGTCGGATTCTCTGCTGTCAGATCGTGTGCTACTGACATGCCGGCTTTCTTATTGATAAGATTGCGCATATCGCTAATGCTAAGCTTACCTACTTTAGATTTAATTTTTGACATCAATATCCCCTACAATAAAAATGAGGCACCTGATAACCCTGTGCCTCCCCGTGGGTTTTTGGTTTAAAGAAGATCGCTAAATGCTTGATCTACCTTATCCGCGTCCGAGGTATATTTCTGTGTTTCGTTAGAAAAACCTTCGGGACTATCACCTGCCAGATGTTCGTCTAGCATTTTCTGTACATCATCGGTAGTCCTGCGTTCAAACAAGGTGCTGAAATCGGGGATGGCATCCAACAGTTGTTTACAGGTTTCATCGCTCAAGTCTTTACACAAAGAGCTTGATTGACGGCGCGGGGTCAATTTAGTGACGGGATATTGACCTCCTGGCGGTTTACCGTATTGAAGATCCAGGTCTACACCCGTTTCCAGATCGGTGATATCTCCATATTCAGGATTAAGCACTAAACTAAGTAAGGTTTCATACACAGTTTTACTATATCCCCAAACACGGGTACCTTCGCCCTCTTCACCGCGTACTAATACCGGTGAAAAGAAACGACTTTTGGCGTTCAACTGTCTTGCCATTCCTTTGGACTCTTCATCGCCTTCACGATAAAGACTCTTTACGAAATTACACACAGGACAGTCGTCGCCGAAATTATTGTTCGGACAAAGGAAACCATTTTCCTTGCCGATATTATAATGAAAGTGATAACTCTTAAATGGATCACCATCCTCCGTCGGAAGAATGCGAATGGTTTGAAGCCCATCGTTAGGCTTCCACCAAGAACCTCCGCCACTACGCGATTTAAGATTACTAAATTTGCTTTGCATTTTCTTCATATCAATTGCCATTATTTTCTCCTTCTTGTCTTTTCGACATCCCTATTATAGCATGATCAGATCATCCTGTCAAGCTTTTTATTTAAAAAGTTTATTTTTTATTTTTCCTGAATGATCCCTCTCTAGTATAGCACAAGGGAAGCACGGTGTCAAGCCTTTATTCATCATCTGTCATATCAATCTCACGCAATTGGCCCACTTGTGAGGTATAATTAAACACCCGGAAATCGGATGCGTCTAAATCCCACACCAACTCCATTCCTTTTGGCATAGTCTTCTCTTTCTTGCTATCCTTGATCTTTGTAGACAAGAATGTCTCTGGTACATCATTTAACTTGACGAACGTCATGTGACGAAAATCATCATTCTTCTTCTTGAACATTCCTGTGTATATTTTACTCATCATAATCTACTCCTTGTATGATTTTTGTGTTTGCTAATATATAAATATAATTTTGATCGTAGGGTGTAGGATACACCCCAAATCCTGTTCTAATGGTTGGATCGTTCTGTTTCACCCTTCTCTTGATGTTAGACAGTAGATTAGGATCCTCATCTAGCTGCTTTTGGCTTATGGCAAAATAATAGTTCTTTTCACTAGTAAATTTAAGTGGAAAGAAAAGTTGATCTGCCATCTTCTCAATCGTCCCTACGCCAATTGTTGATATGCGTGAGATGTCATCAGACTCTAAAAAGTTGGAAAAATTGGCCGGTAAATTTTTGTAGACATTCAACATATGGAAAGTGGATGATATTACGGAGTTTATCTTCTGGTAATACTGTGAAAGGGGGATGGCCCCCACCACTCTCTCTATGTCACTGTTACACACAACGTACATTCTTTCAAATACTCCGGATCTCGCATATTGCTGAAGAATTCCAAAGACTATCTTATCTCGTGTAATTTCCATTGGCCCACTGGTTGATACATCTGGTCTGATATATAAAATTTCAATAGGGTTATCTGAGACACATTCTAAGGCTCGCAATCCTGCATGCGATATCTTTCCGCCGCCTGCGACCACTAGAACCACTGGAGTTTTAATCTTCTTCAGTGAAGAGGCAACCTTGGTTGGAAACTTTTCCTCATAGTCTTGGGCCGACTGCCTCTCGGGTATCGAAAGACAATTGTTTTTCTTTTCAAGATCGGTATCAATCTTGTACACCTCGTACTGTTCGTGTTCGTTCAGAAGATCTGCTATTTTGCAGCCCGCATTTCCAAGACCAATAACGCTAATCATCTTCAGCCTCTAACAGAATCCACCGCTCATTGAAAGAGCCTCTCTCTTGTGCCTTTTGAATCCGCGCCGTTACTAAGTCTGGTGTTGTGTACTCCATCGCAGACATGAGCGCGCTCATTACATCGGCGATGTCTGCTAGCTCCTCGATAGAGGGAGAGTCGTTGAACTCTTCGGCCTCTTCCAATAGCTTCTTCTTCAAGTAAGATAAATATTCTTCATCACTCTTTGCTCTGAAGAACACACATTCCTTACCTTTCTCTTTCAAAATTTCAGGAATCTTATCCCGAACTAACTTGTCATAAAATGTCATAACCTAATCTCCTTCATATTTCCAAAATCTTTTCCAGCACTCATGTTCACAGCAAATTTTCCGAATCGAGTGGAGGCAAACATTTTTTTGATCCCTGCCATATTATACCTCTCTTCTGCGGGAATGTCAAGCACAAAACTATCATGAATCAAAAAAACTATTTTTGACGGCGATGACTTCAAGAATTTTTGTATACCCAAGACCTTTTCGAGGACCAAATCGCTGGTTGTACTCTGTATAATATAGTTCAAGGCATAATGTCTGCTAGCTTCTATCTCCCTTCCGAAAGGTGTCTTTACTGTAGTGCCATTCCAATATTTAGATAGTACCAGTTCCCGATCATATGTCTTGTTTAATGTTTCATCTTTTGATTCCGGATTGTACAACCAAGCAAACACTCTTTTCTTCGCCTCTTCTCTTGTTACATTATCATTAAATATATTTTTCACATTCCACTCATGTATATCGCCGGCCGGTTGCGGCATTTCCATTAGCGCCAAGAGCGTTCTCAGTTCTGCTGCGTTGTAATCGAACTCTACAAAGAGATCATTATTTGGCTTAACTACTTTACGAAAGTTTTTTGGCAGATTTAAAATTGGAAAACTATTTTTCCCTACTGTGAGCCTGCCTGTCACCGAGCCGAATTGATTATAAGATATCGTGTTGTTCACACCGCTCAACCTCTTAAGTTGCCGCCTAACCGTCAAAGAGGATACATCGTTTTTCATAGCTGTCAGATCTATCTTTAGATTATTCTTTTTGATATCGTAAAACAATCTTTCTAAGCTAGACATCTTGTTATAGTTGTGAGGCCTATCTAGATTAGAAAAAGCCCACTCTATAATCTCACATTTAACTTGGGAGTATTCTTTTAAGAACCATTGCGGAATAATATCATAGGCGCATGCTGTGCCGGCTTCCATCTTCGAGACCAGTACTGCGTTCTGGAATGCTAGCCTCTTTTCCTGTAGGCGCGCCCACTCATCTTTTAAGTGGGCAGGGCACACCTCTGTCAGGGATCTTCCACCCGCATACAAGCTCGTGTATTCAGTCATTTCGGGCCCGAGATCACCTTTGTAATCCCACGTTACGAATTGCTTGCTTGTCTTGTCTTCCTTGATATCCCCATTATAATAGTAACCCAAACACTCTTTTCTTGAATCTAAAACAGTAAAAATATTATCCAATTCAATCTCTCTTTCTGTTAAAATTGAAACTCCCCTTGCGGTACTCTTCTATTTGAAGGTGCTCTCCAGGAGCGCGCTTCACTTCCTTATCTATGAACTTTAATGCGGTGCGGCCGCCGGAATGAATAAGGAAGTCACGCGCTCTTTCGACTACGTGATCAAACTTATGCTGATCCCAATCCCGATTGGTCTCCTTGGCCCTTACATAGGCATAGAGGCGAATCCAAAATAAATTATTATACCTTGAATTATATATGCCACGATCCATTATAACACGTTCTTTTACATTTGTCAAGCTGATTGTTTTGCCATTTTCATTAACAACTTCGTGCGTACGGATCTTGGGGAATTGGCGTACAAAAGAATTGTAGAAGTTCATCAAGTGTGCCTTTAAAGTCGGAATGTCAAACAAAGAAGACTTATAATAATATTTTCCAAACATTGTATCTAAACTAACATCATATTTTTTTAAAAGTTTCGCCATCACTTCGGATCCGACATCTGCTATTAGGCGCCATGGTGCATTCATGTCTACGGCGAACCCGTTTCTACTAGCAATCTCACGATATAATTCAAAATTAACATTATTAACAAATTCAGTTATCTTCCCGATATCATCTCCGTGTTCCTTCTCGGCGAACTCAATCACTAAGCCACTCACCAACGGAGAGGAATATTTACTTGTGATATACTCTGTCTTAGTGAGAGGGACGGCCATAGAAATCCTGTTGACTAAGCGCGTGAAGGCAGTGATAAAATCATCGAAGTTTTCAATGTCTCCTATTCTGCTTGGATCTGACATGAATGGCATCAGAAAGCTATCATAATAATCTCTCACGTAGTTATCATAATTGGCATTGATACTAATCCAAGATTTTGTAGGCTCAAAACGATCCATAAAAGGAGTGCCGTCAATATTGATGAAATGATTCTGTGTCTCTTGGAAAAGCATGTCCCTTCGAAACGACTCATACGCATCAGCAACAAAATCAAGTACAAAATAAGTACCACTCTCAGAGTCCAGTTGTTTCAGAAACGCTTCTGAGGGATACACTATATCACCTTGTTTGTTTACTCTTCCAAACAACATTTCGTTATACCAAAAATCAATTTTTCTGTAGTCTCTCATACCGGCTGGGAACTGCCTAATATATTCTTGACGCTGAAAAAACAACTCTCTGGCACGTGCCTCATTATTGGCGTAAGTAAGTTTCATTTGCTAGCGTCTCCGATCTGAGGCTCTTTCCCGCCGCCGTTACTATCAGTACCATTTTCTACAACGGCGTCATTAGCATTTCTTGCTGCGGAGGTGTCCGGAAGATATCCGTAGTTCTGGAAAATGCATCTCAGGTTAGTCTCTAAATCGCCTTCCTTAATCGTTGTAGCTACCTTTGTTATCAAATAAAATCCTCCGATGCCCAATTTATTTGCAATAGAAAACCTTTCATGGCTTGTGCCCAATCCCATGTTAGTGGGATTGATATACACATACTGTCCTGGCTGGAAAAAGCCGCTTCCAAAGATCTTTACATTGGCATTGTATGGCTCTTGGACTATTCCGAGTCCGTTGCCTCCCACGTTATATGCCCTCATGATATTAACATCCCGAATCCTGTTATTCGCTTCCTTCTCTAAGTCAATTGATTTTACAATGCCCTTGTCGGCGCCGATGTATAAGTGATAAATTCCTTCTTCAGCGTTCTTCTTCTCATTAACTTCTTGTGAGGCGAATGGCAGTCGTGAAACATATATAACAAAATATTGCTTGTTGATATCTTCACTAGCAATGGTGCTGATAGGATGCGGACTTATCAAAAGTGAGCTCTCACCGGTCTCTTTGATAGTCGTTTCCGTATTTAATTTATTCCTCTTTAGGTGCGCGTTGAATCCTCCAACCACTCCGGCTTTTACTTGGGTGTTCTCTTTAAGTGTACGAATGACATCAGAATTAACATACTTGTTGCTAGCGGATTGCAGCGATGCAACCAGCAGCTTAGTAGTAAGAGCTCTTATGAAATGCTTAAAGGTAAACACCCCAACATCATTATTGATAACCTCGTCAGTAAACCATTCAGTAAACGAATTAAAAGATATGGGAATGTTAGCCATGTTTAATCTAACTCTGTAATCTGAATTAGAAACAATCTGTCGGCGATGACTGTCCAGAATTTCGTTCGTGCGCGCTGTCTTGTTCTCGTCTGTTCCCTCAAGTCTTTCGACTTCTTTAGCGGGATCGTGTTCAGCGCCGATCCGCTTGTAATCTAGGAACTCTACATCTCCTAAAACCACCTCAAACCTATCAACTTTTTTCTCGGAGCTATCCTGAAGTGGTAATACACCGGCAAAAAAATCTATTAGAGTTCCCAAATAAAAGAATGTGACGCGATGGGTTTGCTCTTCGACAGGATCTTGAATGTTAGATACGGCAAGGACTTTATCCAAGATCTTTGTGGAATTTACCGTTGTCTTATCCGACTCCTTATCTGTCGAAGACAGCGCCGTGACAAGATCAACAGATGGAGTCGTGAGAAGCTGTTTGGACGCGTCAGGATCTTCGCCAGAAGGGCCGTCGGTGGTGAGAATAAGGGGATAATCCGGGAGTTCGCCGTTTGCGTACTGGTCATACGATACATCGACGTACGACAATTTATTGTTCTTAATCATATATTCTGTAAACTTTCCGTACATCGATATCTTAAGCCTCTTGACAAGGGCTTCGGCCGCTTCCGCTAGGGCGTCAACATCCTCCTGTAGTTTTTTTGCTTTCTTATCTAACTTCGATAGAGTACGAGATGAGGCGGATGGATCCTCGGCGCAGGTAAACAATCCATACGGACTTTCTAGCGCATTTGTCATGGATTTAATCTGTGCTCTTTTCTCTATCAATTCTTTCTGGATATCATTATCAAGGCCGTGGGCATTCAAGTTAAGAAGATTAGCACTATAGTCGTCCATAATATTTTCAAAGCGCGCTACGTAGCTAACTTCTAAATCAATTTGACCTTCTGCTCCGAATTTAAACCTATGGTTAACGAGAGTCAAATCCAATGTTACACGACTATTATCGACTGCGTTCTTCAACTCTTGAGACAGATCGCTGTTAACCCCATATTTCCACCCCACATCGACCATCAATGCAAAGCTCCTGTCTGTGCGTATCGCACTCTTTGGATCTCTTTCCCACTCTTTTATCTGTTCGCTGGTAAGAGTTGTGTTTAGTAGCTTATCTACTGAAGGATATCCAGTGGGGCATCCGCGTGGAACAGAATTACTCTCTGTGTTGGGGATAATCAAGTCGCTCCATTTTACTTTTCCTTCTTCGTCCACTCGGGCGCTGCGCGCTAGTTCACTTATAGATTGAAAGTGCAAATTTAGAGTGGCCATAAGGGTTCTGGGTGCGCTGAACATGTTGGTGCCAGTAGTTTCCCAATTAAAAGATTTTAGTCCCACTCCTTGGCCCAGCGAGCTGTTCAATATCTCATCTTTTCCGGCTACCTTATAGGTCCACTTGAGGTGATCCATGAATTCAAATTCTTCCACCCCATCTGTCTTACTTTTCTTAAAAATCCGAAAATAAGGAGTTAACTGGCTCAACTCAAATGGTGTCGCACTCATCAGCGGCTGTAACTTAGAACTGCTAGTAAGCTTGTTGATCAAGTTCCCCTTATAGTTGGAAACCAGCATAAGATTTTTAAGTTCTTCTGGGTTAGGAGACGCTCCAGACTTAGCTAAAGTTAGCATGTGTAACGCTATGAAATTCTGATCTGTTTGCTTTGCGAATTTGGCGAAGAACGCGCTCGCCTTTTGCAGTTTCAGTAGGTTTCGGGTCTCTTTGGCTGTGTTGAGCTTTTTGGACGGCAGCCCACGACGCGTTTTTGCGCCGGCTATTCTTTCGTTCTGTGTAGTGGCTGCCTCAGATAGGGCAGCTTGTGCTGTGAGTTCGGTGTAAAATCCGGCGACTTGTCCATTCTGGATATTGTTTTTTTCTAACTGATATTCATCATTAATGATTTTCAGCTCTGCCTTATAATACTGCTCCGGAGTCAGGCCGCGGCGCGGCACTGAACGTCGGCTCTTCTTTGGCTTCACAGAAGAATTGAGATTAACGTGTCCAACGGGTGCCTTTGCGTCGCTTGGCGGTACCTTCTTCTTCTGCTTCTCTTTTTCTGCGGGTGTGTTCATATCGTTCTACCTTTCTCACGCCCCTCTCATGAACAGCGGTAATACAGCGTCCAGAGGGAGAGGCACTTGAATAACCTGTCCGGTGGAGATATGAGACTCTGTTGGAGCCTGATTATACCAAGCAACGATCCACCAAAGTGTGGGGTCTCCGTAATATTCATTTGCCAGTTTAAAAAAACGGTCGCCTATTTTCCACGTATAGTCTATCTCTTTGAGATTCCCCATCTCTATATCGGTAGGAAAAGACAGAGATGGCGTTTTGAACTGTCGTATGAAGTTTACTCCACGCTTCTTTAACATTGCTTTATAGAGTGGAGCTGTGTTTATTGCTGCTGTCCTGTTATCATACCTAGAAGTCATTTCCTACCCTCCAATAAACTGTTTTATATCTTTATATGGCTGAAGGATCTTTCCTGCCCTTACCTGTATTCTTCTCACGGCAAGATCTTTTTGCAAATCCAAGAAAGATTTCCAATCTGCTTCTTCCACGTAAGGCCGAACCCTCTTTCCCGTTGAAGGATCAACTGGTGCGTTGTTTCCGCCGTACGGGAACCGCGATGCCTTAGTGCCGGCGCCTTTGTTGTTCCGAAGAACTGCGCCATTAGCTCCTTCCATTTCCCACCCTAGCGGGGTATCATGCAAAACCGTAAATCTAATTTGTGCAGAAACCATTTTCGGATACAAGGAGCCATCAAATTCGGCTGTGCCTTCACGGGTTTTTCTTGTGCTTTCCCAATTCTTGTGCTCTCCATGGTTAGGATATACTTTCGCGCCCACTACTTGCTCAATGGCCGGATCAAAAACTCCAAACTCTAGTTTGGGCGTAAAACTAAAGCCCTCTATGATACCTGGAAGTCCGGCTTGTGCGGCCGGACTATTGACTGTGTCATGACCCGGCTTCATAATCAGGTTTCCCATCTTAATTTTAAAAATAGGACCGGATCGCATTGTAGTAGCTCCACTTCCGGCGCCGATGGCGTTATCATAAACCGGATAAAGAAATTGAACTAAGCGATTCATCTTTGCCAAGTTTTCCTTTGCTTCTTCTAGCCCTGATGCCGGTACATCCCAGCCCAACGTTATCACGCGGCCGGTCCTTTTGTAAGTGGCTACAGGATCCATCCTTCCAAAGACAGATTCCTTGTTGTATTCTGTGGTGTAAGTATCTTGAAACGTGGTAATGAAAGATTTGAAAAAGACATTCAATTGTGTAGGGACATGCCAAATTTCGATAAACTGCTTCTTCTTATTTGCCAAGTCGTCTGTTGCACTATTGTATAAGTTGCCGTCGGCTGTTGGGTGGCTAGCAACGAAGAACGGTTCGGTGGCGTCAAGAATATCAGAAGTTTCGCGAGTCTCATATTGTACCGTATCAGATTCGCCTAATGCGGTTTCTGTGGCGCCGTTGCTGGAGTCGAGGCTAAGGCTGCCTTTTGGTTGGTTCTCCATTATCTATTTCCTCCCAAGTAATACAGCTTTCCTTTCAACTGTATCTATTATATATTCTGCCATGATTTTTCCATCCAATTCCAAAGTAATTCTTGAATGGCCGGCTGCGCCGGCGCCTGTTCCTCCGCCGCCTGTCGTAGCCACAGCTATATCTCTTACTTGATCTGCTACATCCTTAAGCGATTCTGCCCACTCTTCAGTAGTCTCTATCAATCCATCAAACATCTTCTTTATACCATCCGGAGCAAGACCTATTTTGAATCCATCATTAATTGCTTTTCCTATTCTCTCGAATACTTTTGAAGGCGATCCCATTTCAACCTCGTCTTCGGCGCCCATGATTGACTGTTCCAGTAGCTCGGGCATGATGTATTCAGTGCCGGCAGCGCCTTTCATGATGCCATCTTTCATGGCCTCGCCCAAGGGCTCCGTCGATGCGGCGTTCGGAGCCACCGTCAGTGCGGCCGCATCAATGCCAATGGCGGCTTCGCCTATTACCTCTCCAAGATATTGAGCGAGCATGTTGCCGGACGCCTTCATGCTTTTGGCCATGGCCTTCATTGCTTTAGACATTGGATCTAAAAACAACTCAACGAGAGCCTTTCGGACTGGATTAAAAACCGGACCTTTTATTGTCTTTGTGACGCTTTCAACTCCGGATGCGAAAGATGCGGCCATTGAACCTTCGCCTTCACCACTAAAAACCTTATCGAGGCCAAGACCTTCAAGAACCTTTGCCTTTAAGTTTTCCCATGCTTTTTCGCTGCTCTCTCCGCCGGCGGTGAATTCTTCGAAAAAGGTTGTCAAAATATCGGTCCATTTCGTGATCTTTTTAAAGCCTTCGCCGCTAGCGCTGAAGAACTTCGTTGCCCACCCTATTGCCATCTCAAAAGCTTTTGTCATACCGGTGCCGATGAGCTTAACTATCGATCTTACTGCATCTCCAAAAGGGGATCCTTTCCTGAGTGCCTTAAACAAAACTCCGAAGGCATCTCCGAATGCGGTTGCCAGTCCAGTGTTGTTGAAGATAGAAGTAAAGAGCATTCTTATTTTTTCTGTAAGAGATACTGTTGATTTAACCATCTTATTGTATGCCTTTGTATCTTTCTCTTTTTCTTTCGCCTCTTTTCGTGCTTGGCGCGCTGCGCGGCCTGATGAATTCATCAACTGTGCCAGTTGTTGTTCGTCCATTCCCATTTGCTCTGCGACTGCCTTTCTCTCAAACCTTTCCATTTGATCGAAATTCTTGCCTGCCATGTCAAGAGAACTCTTTAGGGCCTGGACTCTCTCCGCCTCGTTCATGTTCATCATCTCTAGAGTATTCAGATAATCTCCCCCAAGAAGCGCATTTAAATTACCGACGGAGCCGGCGGCCGAGTCAAATGTATCAAACTTTGAGGCGACGCCCAATAGAGTATCCATTGCCAATCCGCTGGCCATGGCGGATGCTTCTAAATCTTTAAAGACAGACATCATGTTAGGGCCGTGAGCCATCAATGTCTTGGAAGCGGAAACAAAATCACTGGCTAACGCATCAGGTGTCTTGCCAAAGGCTGCTGCGGAGGCGGCTAGCCCTTTCCACACTTTATCGCCGGCGTCAGCTGTCATCCCCATTGCGTTAGTTAGGACGGTCATCCCTTGGCCAGTTGTGGATGCGCCAATACCAACTCTCTCTAGTTCGGCTGCGGTGCCAATGAGCGCTGACTTTGTTTTCGTAGACAAAGACGTGAATGTAGTGAAGGAACTGCCCAATCCTTTTGCTGCGGCAGTCGCTTGTTGGATATCGACTCCCATTCCGAAGTTGATTGCCCTTCCCGTAGCTTTGGCACTGGCGCCTGCATCGCCTAGGCTGGCATTCAGCGACGACATCTGCTCATCAAAGAGAGTAAATCGCTCAGTCGTTTCTTTCCATATGGAGCCGGCGATGCTAGACACGATATTAGTAAAGCTGAAAGCTTCGAAGAAACTATCTTTCAGATTTCTCCCCATCACAGCCAAAGCAGAAATAGGATCCGACATTTTTGATATATTCTTATACGACGTAATGAGATTTCCTGCCATTGTGCCGGCGGCAGAGGCGCTGATACCGAGACTGGTACCGATACTGTCTATCAACCCATGAGTTGCCTCTAAGCCTTTTGCCTGTGCAGTATAAAGCTTCTCTTGCTTGACGCCCTGTTTCAGGCTTTTTGCGTTTGCTTTGTATTGTTTTGTCAGATGGCTTTGAAGTTTTTCATCTTTTTCTGCTTTTCTTTTGCCACTTGCGACTTCTTCTTTAGACAGCTTTGACATCAATTGATATTGTTCTTGCTTTACCTTGAGGATTTCTTGTTCAATCTTTAGAAGTTGCTTTGCGTGATCGTACCTATCCTCACTATCGATATATTTCTTTAACTCTTCTAGTAGTGCCTTGTCTTCTATCAGCTTCTTTACCGCTGGATCGTCTTTAAAGGATGTTTTCGGATCTGCCATTCTTTTTTTACCCCATGTTCCCTAGCTTTTGAATGGCCACTTTAAGCCAGTAGTTCTCTGAAATCTGGTGACTGCTTGATCTAAAAGCGTCTTGTTTTTATATGTTGCGGGATTGTCTAGACCGTTATCCTTCCACGAAGAAAGATAGTTCTTCTCTTTCGAAAGGACATCAGCGAAACTCTTAATCTCTGATTCACTTCCCTTGATCTTCAATGGCAGGAGACTACCCCTATAGAGAGACGGCATGATCCAACGCAGTAAGCCACCAAACATAAGCCACCACCCCTCGTCTAACTTGCCCTGTTGATCTCGCGCCTTGGAGAAATCAATAACCATCTTGCTTAAATCTTTGTCATTTTTAACCATTGAAAAAACCTCCACTATTATTAAATAGTATAATTTAAAAAATAAAAGAGCACCATCGATGCTCTTTTATTGCTTCCTATCTACTCTTATTAGCTTCGTTCTCCATCTCTAATTGCTTGACTAGCCGTTTGGTGAACCACACCCTCAACTGAACTGGAAGATTATACGCCTCGAACAAGCTCCACCCGCCATAATACTTAAGGGAGTGAAACTGTTCATAAACCTGTTCCATATAATCAGGCGTCAGGCCAAAAAAACCGAGGCGTAATAGGTACCTCTAATTCCTGTTCGTAATCACATGTTTCGCAGACGAACTCCTGCTTTAAATCGATATTTGGTGTCAACTCTTTAAACGCTTTGCGTAGAAATCTAGAATCAGAGGCTGGCATAGAGTTGATAAAGCTCTCTTTCTCTAGAGGATTTGAAATTCCATTTACAGAAACCACCACCCTCTTAAAATGTTCTGTCAAAGCATTCTCTGGTAATTTCTTCTTTTTTCGCATTTCTGCTGCACGAGTAATGTCTCCCTCGTCTTTACCATTCAGCAATCTCACCTCGACAACAACGGCGGATTTTGGCAAGGTAATGAGATATGTCGATCCGCCAGCATATTCCAGTCCGGCGCCTAAGTCAGCATCCCCACTCTCCAGATCAACTGGCCCTTTGTTTGGGCATGCGCTGAGATCAAAACCATGATCTTTATCCTCGTAACCACACAATGGGCACGAAACAGCTGTCTCATAGAGGGCGCCGTAAGCACTAATGCGTGCAGCGACAAGAAGGGCGTTCCTATCTCCGATCAACAGTTCTTCTGTCTTAATTGATTTGTTCACAATCAGACTTCGGAGCAGACGGTCAAAGAGAATCCCTTTTTTAAGAAAGGATTCTGTTGTAAGAATGTCCTCTTCTCTAGCTGTCATCTCTTTGATCTCTACCTCTCCCACTCCGTGAAGAGAGCTGCCTTCTGGATAAAATTGTCCTTTAGACGGTAGTTCAACTATCTCAGTGGGAACAACATACGATAGTTGATTAGAATTAGGTGCTGGGTTTGATATAGCATCAATCACAGGCGGAGCTTCCCCGGATTGCTGTGCGCCGGGCGCAGGCATTCCGAGACGATCCTCGTTATTTCTTCTTGTCATTAAAACCTCTCTTTATTGTCTTCGGGGCGAGTTGGAATATTAAGGATTAAAGGTCTCCAATTCAAACCAATCATATCTGATATCCATCGTGATGGTCATCAAGTCTTCGCTGTCATACGTGAGATCACCACCAAAATTAACTTTAGTTATCCATGGATTTTTAAGAATTGTACGCTCAATGGTGTTTCCATCGCCGTCCAACATTACGATAACAGCGTTGTTCATAGCACCTGTGGCCAGTCTTTTGCTGACCGTACTTGCCATGGTAGAGTCGGCACCCACTGCATCTGTAATGGTGCTGGGGAGCTGATACCCTGAATCTTGAATCAGCTTGTACAATTGTTCCGTAGCATGAGGATTTGCTGGATCTACCATCTCCACACTAATAGTGTTATATTCTACGCTACCAGGATAGTAAAACGTATGATTGAGAAACTTGTGTGTGCCCTCGTTGATAGTCATCTCCGGCTTATTAACTTTCTTACATATGTAAGTGATGTTTTCGGATAGGCCGGCTACACCCAATTCGAGTATCCATCTAAACGATCTCTTAGGATCTGCTACTTGTGCGTCTTTCCAAAATGGCATTGTTTAATTTCTCCTATTCTCTCCAGCATACTATAAATAGTATTAGTTTTTAAATTTAGTCCTCAAAACCTGCTCCTGTTTTTGTAATAACAAAATCAAGTGCAATAAACTCAATGGCGCGCGCGGGTTTCAAGAAAATCTTAGCATATAAGATATTCCTATCAATCAAATCCGGCGTCGTAGTGGTCTGATCTAACACCACCTTATAGTCTGTGAGCCCCAACCTTGTCTGGATACTTCCTAGGAAAGGATTGACCTGACCCAAGAACCTGTTCCACGTAGCGTTCACGTTTTGTTCGAACAACAGTGTGGCAGAAATTCTAGATATCTCACGTTTTACATAAATCATCAATCTACGTACATTAATTCTATCCAACGCAGACCGTGTGACTTGAAGCGTCTTTTGGCCAAAGATTACAATACCTTCCGCTGGAAACTGTGCAATCGGATTAATATTCGCGTTATAGAGATCGTCTCTTTCTTTGGAATTTAATCTTGAGCGCACATTCGTAACCGGAAGACCTGCACTACCCTCGGTTAGTCCGCCGCGAGTAAAGCCGGCAGGAGCAAACCAGAGTTCGCTAGATGCCTGACTGCTAGCAAGAGTTCCGAGAACCACTACACTAGGTGGTACCCATAAAGAGCCTCCTGTGGTAACGGTATCTGTCACTTGAACCCAAGGATAATAAGTACATCCATAACTATTATTAATATTTCTATTGTCCAATAAGTCAATTGTATTTTGTACAGTGCCAATTCGGGCTGAGTCAGATAGAGACGCATTTTCGCCTGGCGGAGTATACTCTCCAGGAAGGTCAACAATGGCCAATGCATCTGCGCGCGCTTCGCACACGTCCAACAATTTGCTAGTAAGGTTGGTATTCAACAGTCCTGGAACAGTCATCATGTTGCATTCCACTACATCAGCGTCTGCTACACTATCAATTGCACGGTCGTATGTGGCATATTCATAACTAGAAATTGCGTTTAGACCAACCATTGCTGTATTCCTAAAAGGCTCTTTCTCAAGGATGTTAACCCCTTCAAAGCCTTCACTTATGACGGTTGTAAATTGTTTGAATCCCTCTAAGAGGACAGACTGATACGAACCGGATGCCGTAAATGAATCACCTGTTCGGCGTGAGCCAGATACCCAAGCAGCGGAGGCGCCGTTTGTTGCCGAGCCAGTCGTCAAATCATCCAGAGAGAATATCCAAGAATATTCTAGTGCAGCAGGAATCGTAGTGAAGACACCAGTTCCTTCGGGTTTGCGGCGCAGCATATCTCTGATGCTGGCTTCCACACGGTTGCTGTCTACCCTATTGCTAGTTGCTCCAAAGTAAGATTCTTTCTGATCAGTGATTATACCTTCATTGCTAAGTGTCCTAGTCGGAACAGATGGAAACTCAAAGCTTGCAGTAAATGGTACATTGCCGGCGTTTATGAAGTGGGTGCTAGCAAGTGAATCCGGGATATCATTGTTCCCTAACACGTATGCCACTCCAGAATCGACGCCAGTGTCCACTCCTAGGGCCGCTGGGCCGGTGCCGCCACTAATGGCAGTAAAACCCTTCCACCTAGTTGGTCCGTAAACTCCAAATGGCAAGAATTTAGCATCGCCGCTAGCATCTCTAACTGAAGCATCTACCTCTACGCGTATATAGCGAGATTGGTTTACATAATCGCCGTAGCTCACATACCTCTTATCGCCGGTATCCCACTCAGTATAAGAATCCCCTATTCGACGCGCAATATAGTTCGGAGAATTTGGATTTAAATTAACGTCACTATAAGTTTCTACGGGTCTAGGATTGTTATCGCTATCTGTCATTCCACGAACTGAGACACTGAAGTATCCAAAAGGATTCGCGACGTTATTTGATGGAGTGATACTAGTAATGGATATTTTCAAATTGTTTTGTTGCCATTCGCCGCCACCCAGACCATGAAATCTAAAAAGCTTTTGCATGTTCAGTGCATCATATGACGAAGCATCTCCCAAATCTTGAGAAAAGAACCATCCTGTAAAAGAATCTTTAAGCTCTGTGTGCTGAATGTGCTGATCAACACTTGATGAGGCTAGGCCTAAAATGGTAGCATATCCGGTGAGGCCGGCGGTGCCGATGCCTCCTGATATATCTGTTACACTTCGTTCGAAAGACTCTCCGAGAAAGTATGTCTTTGATGCGTCTGACGGATTGACCGCCGGATCGTTATTACAAAGCGCTGGATTAGTGTTAAAGACATTCCGGATGAACAATTTACTGTTTTCATCAAAATTGAAAACTACCTTTTCTAAGACGGCGCCTGTTTCGTCTTTAA